GGTGTATATTCTGGCATTGTGGTCTGCATTGCCTGTGCCTGTTTCTTGAGAACCTTTTAAGTCTGTATTGCCATCATGTATATCTAGGTTGACTATATGGCCGCCATACTCGCCTGTTGCACTCGATTCACAAGTTGAGTCATTGGCATCAGTAAATGTTTTGCCTTGACAAATATGTATATTATTATCACTACTTCGTATGTGCATTCCTACTACATTATTATCTGTGCCTAGTGTATTATATTGTTCAATTTTTATGTTGTTACTTGAACCATCTATATCGCCACCCCAACCATAACCAGTTCCCCAATATGAAATCCAACTTACTTTATTGTTGTCTCCTATTTGGTCAATGTCAAGACTGTTGTTGTCGTGTGATACAGACAAACGAACTTCATTTTCATCGCCGTCTTGTAGAATGTCTACTGTGAGATTATTACTCGTGCCTACCTGAGTAATGTATATTTCATTATTAACAGCGTGTACAGAAAGACACAACAGCATAAGACTACTGACTTTGAATAATGTTGATAACACTTTCTGTTCCTCCTAGTTCAAAATCTATTATTTCGAAATCGCCCATTTGTATATTCATCATGTAACTATTTGCTTGTTCGAGTCTTAGTTCAATAACACTACCACTTGCGCCTTCTCTGTGCCAATACCAGTTTGGGTCCTCATTGAGTATTGTGATACCTGTTTCTTTATCTTTACCCAACTTAAATTCATATGCACTTGTCTTTTTGTCAAACTCAGAACGCATCTGTAACGCCAGCTGTATATTGAGTTGTTCTAAAATATCACCCAAGAAGTTCTGGTCTAAGAAATCAGTATCAAGTAATGATACTGCATCATCTTCTATTTCTGCCAAGTAATCTTTTTCTAGTTCATCAAACTTTAGAAAGTCAATGTCAAGAGCAGTAGCAACTTTGTTTAGTTCTACTGTGGCGATAGCCTCTGTAATCTCTCTTGGTTTAGATATAATCAAAAGGTTGTTAATCAAGTTTTCGTCTAAATCTAAAATCACAGGTTTCAATGGTAGACTACCACTCGTATCAACAACAGTCGCCTGAAATGCCTGATTAAGAATAACCATACCTGCATCTGACTCAACTGATATCTCGCCCACAAAACAGTTACCATTTGTATCACATGACGGCAACAAAATAATAGTCGAACTACCTATCTCGTCTACTGTCATTGTGAAATCTGTACCACGAACACCAATCGTTGCAGTCGGTGTTTTTATCTGTACACTTGTAGGACTTGTCTTTGCGATTTGACCCGAAGCATATCTTACTGTGCCGAGTACCGATTTAAGTGAAAGAGAACCTGTCTTTGTATTTGGGTCATAGACAAATTCGTCAATGATTAGTTTTGAGTGTTGAGTTACATCTACTCGTGTTTCATCTATAAACTCAATCGCAACTTTACCTTTGCCTGTTTTAATTGTGTCGTATGAAAATATATCTAAGTCGACTTTGGAATCAACATCTTCACCATCTGTTCTTTCAATAACAGCATTACCTTCGTGTAAGATAACATCGCCAATAATACTAGCGAATGATGAAAATGTTAGAAACCATAATATAAGAAAGACTCTCACATCTAATCTCGTTGTATAATATCTACATCAGCACTTGCGCCGTTCTGAGTCATAATCAGAGTATCGCCACTACCACCAGTTTGTAAGATGTTGTAGTTTGCACTTGCACCGTCTTGAGTTAATGTGATAGTACTATTATTAAGTGAATCAATATCATAAGTACCACTCGCACCATCTAAGTCAAGTGTGATTGTTCCTGTGCCTGTTTGATTTACACTTACATTCGCACTCGCACCGTTCTGGTCTAAAGATATTGTACCTGTAGATGTCTGGTCTATATCGAAACTACCACCAGCACCATTAAGTCCATCGCCTGCGGTTGTAAATACTGCATGACCTGTTTGATTAATATTAATCGTCTTAACAGCCGATGCTGTACTTCCTGTTGACACTAAAGTAATCGTGCCACCAGCAGTCTGATTGATATCTAAGTTTTGTGAATCGCCTGTTGTCGTTACAGTTGCTATATTATCGTAACTGCCTGATTGTACGACATCAACATCAGCGGTGATTCCTGTCTGTGTCATAATCAATGTATGACCATTAACATCACCATTATCATCAATGTTGATTAAGTAGTTGTTTGAATCACCATCAATAGTTAGTGTCAATATTGCACTAGTACCATCAATCGTAGCGGCAACAACAGTACTGTCTGTACCCGAAGCGCCTGTAATTGAAACAGTTGAACTGTCAGCTGACTTTGAACTAGTATTACCTAAATCAATATCAATATCTTGTGAGTTACCTGTAAAGGTGATTGATGCTGTAATACTATCACAACCTGATGTAGCAGAACCACTATCACAATTGAAATCAATGTTATTACTATTACCAGTCGTACTAAAAGTACCTGTAAAACTATCGCCATCAATATCAAATGTCAGTAAGTTACTATTACCTATTTGGTCAATATTAAAGTTCGTTGCTGAACCCGAAGCCGTAGACGCCGTTGTGCTATTGCCGACTTTGTTTCCGTCGCCATCTTGCAGCACATTAAATACTAATGAAGCACCTGCCTGTGTTACATAAATCTTATTTGATGCCATCGCTGACATACTCATCAGAAACATAATAAAGAAAGTTAAAGCTTTCAAATTACTCTCCTTGTTTCTCCGAAATCGGATGTTTACTCAGACTATGACTTTTTATATCAGCCTGAGATATATTTATGTCTTTATCCTTTGCAACAACAACTTCTGCCCATTCCCACAGTCCTTGTTCTTTGCCTTCGTAAAGCATCTCTAAGACACCATACTCTATTGCAGTACGAATCGCATAATTTACTGGTTCGTTTGCTGCATTGCCAGACTCTATCTCTAATGCTTTTGTGCCTAAGTCTAAAAATCTAAACACATCTGCACCATTACTAGTACTAGCGATTGTCTTAGTTGCAGACACAGTTAATAAAATTTCTCCTGTCTGCACACCAATCAATCTTAATGATATTGTTACTTGGTCGGTTCTATATTGTTCGTTTACACCTAGACCTAAAAACCTTGCACCAGCACCACCACTTGTTGTATTCGTATCATAACCAACAATACCGCCCTCTAATATTAGACCAGCAAATAACATGGGTTGTAGTGAATCTACTCCACTTGCACCATCATATAATTCTCTTGTACTTCTTATGAGTTGTCGTTCTTTGATTAAGTTATCTAAACTCGCCCTCTCAACAACTGTAAACCATTTACCTTTTGCAACTGCCATCAGAGATTGTATCACCCAAACATCTGCACCTTGTGAAACTGCTGTCGATAGTCCGACTGCTTTTCTTTGACCTGTAGAATCAGGAAACTTATAAACTGCAACTGTAATCTTTACTGGGTTGCCATTTCCGTCTGTCGGCATGCCAATAAGTGGCGGCATATCTTGTAACAATTCTTTCGTTGGCGTTCCTTGTACAAAAGGCATTTCTACTTCTATCGCCTTTGTATTCTGAACAGAACATGATGCTACGAATAAAGATAATATGATTGGTAGTAAATAGTCCATCAGAATTTAAAGTCCCCAACAGGTACAACTAGAGTAGTCAACGAGCCGTCAGCGGCAGTAACAGTTAGTGTAATTGTTTCTGCTGTTTCATCTTTAATCCACGCAACAGTCGAACCATCAGGTAGAGTTGCAGTACCACTAAGTGGGCATTCTAATGCAGTCGTAGATGTATCTTCAGTACAATTCGTGCCGAACATATTATCAACCATCTGCTTAGATAGATTAGCAAAGATACGACTCTCGACATTCGTTACAAACTTTGCAAGAGTTGTGTTCTTAGCAGCTCGTTCAGCCGCCTTTTCAGCAGCCGTCTTATCGTCTTTGTTTGATTGCTCTCTTTGATATTGCAACTGTTCAATAGATAAGACATGACTAGAATATCCGATACCACTAAACGCAGGATTACTAAAGTCAAAAGTCAAACTACTTGATATTGCTGAGGTACTAAACCCTATCAATAAAAGCATTTGTAATAATGTTTTCATACTACTATTTATAAGGATTATAGGCACAAAAAAAGGGGACCGAAGCCCCCTCTATATTACTAAAAGATTACTACTTCTTAGACCAAAGTGACCATAGAATTGCAATCGTAACTAGTCCTACTAGACCTTCGTTACCCAAAGTACCGACTATACTAGAGATGTTACTAATAACACCTAAAGATAAGAATGGCACATTTGAACCAAAGACTACTTCTAGTGCAACTGATAAACCAATTAGTTGTACAGCAACCGTTGTAATATTACCTATCGTATCCGTTATATTTTTCCACATAAATTTTTCTCCTTTTATGTTATATTGTTTTTGATATCTCAAACTACATTCATAATAAGTGTTAATATTTAGACAAAAAAAGGGTTAGAACACAAGATTCTAACCCTTTAGTAGTGAAAACAGGTGGAGAGTTTACTCGTCCTCTTCCGCTAACTTACTGAAATAACTCAATGTTTCGTCTGAATCATCATCAGCAGTAGTCGCCGGAGCAGGTGTCGGGGAACTTACTGTTTCTTCTACAACTGGTGCAGCTGTCTGTGTTACAGGTGGGATTGCAACATCTTCGGCAGTACCAGTATTCCTTACGCCAGATAGAACTTTATCAAGTTTTGCTTTTAATTCATCATATGATTTAAAGTTTTCGTCTGCAAGAAATGGCTTCAATGGAAATTGTTTATTCCATATTTCTTCGATTGACTCGTCATTATCTGCAATAGCAGACTTACTGTCAAACTCTGATTTGTCATAATTCCAGTAACCATCAACTTTTCTGATTTTCAGTTTAAAGTTTGCACCTTCCCAAAAGTCAAATGGGTTGACTGGTGTTTCATCTTCAAACTCAGGCTTCATCGCTTCAGTAATCTTATCAAAGATTTTCTTACCGAACTTATATAGTTTTATTTGACCTTCGTTTTCAGGATGTTTAGGGTCACTCACAATCATAATGTTTGCAGTATAAGAAAGTTTACGCTTTCTCTTTCGTGCAATTTCTTTATCTGCCTCAACGCCTGAATTCCATAGTAAACTATTAGATTCACTAATCGGACATTTCTTATTAAGAGTAGTTAAACTATTCTCAATAAACCAACCGCCAGGACCTTGAAATGCATGAGACCATAGTCTTGACCATGGCAAATCTTCATCTTGAACTGCTGGTAGAAAACGAAAAACAGCATACCCATTACCAGACTTATCTAGTTCTGGCTTCCAGAATCTATCATCTTGATATGAGTTTGTTTGTCGTTGGGGTTCTGCAACTTTTGATAGTTCACCCATAAGAGTGTCTAAGTTGTTTGAGCGTTTTAACGCTGATAGGCTTGTTGCCATATTTGTTTCTCCTGTATTATTGTATTTGTATGATTATTGTATCGTTATGTGCTGTATATGTCGCACCTTTATATTTATAACAAAATATATGCATAACTTTCTTGCATATGATTCTATTATACACTAGTTTCTTTCCTTTGTCAAGCGTTTCCCAAACATTTATCTGTTATCTCTAAGATTTCAGGTAAGTATTGAACTACAACATAAACTATAGCAAAGAATCCTATTGTCTTGAGTATCATCTATTTGACCGGTGGTTTTACTAAATCGCAATTGTAAGACATAGTTCGTCTTTTCTCATCTGTGCTATTAAATGGATAAACACCATGTAGCATAGTGTAAGGAAACACATAGAAGTCGCCGACTTGAGCATCTACTCTGTAGTTTGATATGCCAAGTGGGTCTTGATTACCACCAGTCAATTCTAAAAATCCGTTTGACGGGTCGTCTGGATTTGAAAATTCTTTACCATAAGTACTAGGTCTTTTCAACATCAATACTGACGACAACCCCAAATCAGATTTTATACTTGTGTGATAGTGAAAAGGATTATATTCATTGGCTTTCATTTCATTTATCCATGCTGTGGTTAAACTAACACCCCACCAAGGTTTTTGAATTGATTTTAAATATTGTTGAAAACACCCAACGAAAAGACCTTTTGCTTCATCACTTAGTATATCAGTAACTAACTTTTCATCTTCAATCTTGCCGGCAAGTTCTGTATTCCATGGTTGTAAGTTTTTTGCTTTATCATATGCCTTGTTAATTTCGTCAATCACAGGTAAAGGTAGTGTAAATTTTATAATCATACTACCTAACATTACAGGCACCATTGTTACTCCCATTGACTTTTCTTTTGGCGCAAATACTTTTTTCAAATCTGCCATTATAACTCCTTCAGTTTATTTTTTAATGTCATTTTATATTTTGTGTTGTTAAATTTCATGAACGGTCTGTATCTTATCACTCTGTCGTGCATCTTCGGCCACAATACTGTTTCTGATATATCTTTATCTAGTCGCTTTGCAAATGAAAGTATATCTTCTAGTATCACAAATGTTTCAACACATATCTTTTTAGACAGAACCATCTTTAATATCGGTGGGTGTTGCCCGTTTTTAGATGTAAATATATCATCAAAACTCATTTTGTTTACAGTCATTCTTTCTATCATGTAATCAATATCTTGTTCATAATAATAATGTAATGCCTCTAATCTCTTAGACCACTCTTTATAACTTTCGTCACCAGTTGAGCCAATAATATCGCCAACCCATAGATTAGTATTACTGACAAAGTTACTAACAAAATAGTCGACCACAGTAGTGCTGTTATAAGTCCTAGAAAGTTTGTGGAAAAAATACCTATCCCTTCTTTTAGTAAAGGTTTCCAGTCTTGCAGTTGTTCGTCCGCCGTGTCTATGAAAGTCGTAACTTCTGTTTTTGCTTGTGAAATGTAATTTGATTGCCAAATAGACTTTATATACTTCGAAACCATCCATTATCCTTGTGTTATCTCTTTTAGTTTTTCTTCAAATAATTTTACACCGTCTGAAGCGTTAGCTTTCCATTCGTCAGGATCCCCAGCATCTGAAATGTATTTGAAACAACGAAATGGTATTTCATAGTCTTTACATACTGTTGCAAGTGCATATGCTTCCATATCAACTATGTCGTAATCAGTTTGTTTTGATTCGCCGTGAAGATAAAAACTATCACCTGTGCCACAAGAAATGCCATCTAAAGTTGTAGTCAGAAATGATATGTTTCTGTTGCCCCACGGCGTTTCATAGTTTTGAAATCCTAGTGGTGTTACATCCATATCTCTCTGTATAAAGTTAGTAACTTCATAGAGTTTACCAACATCAACATTAGGGCATACTTTTGCTGCTGTGCCATAATTAATGACTGAATAGTTCCACTCTTTCAAATGAACTGCGTGTTTCATAATCGCCTTTGTGGCATTAATCTTACCAACGCCAGTATATAAGATTTGACTCTCAAATTGTTCTTCTGGGAAACCAATCAGTTCTGCTGGTATAGCAGACAGTATTGCAAATCTTTGATTTATCATATAGGAAGTTGTGGTACTTTATCTATATTCAATAGATTAAGATTTTGTGCCTCATAGGTCACTTTTTCTTTTAATGCTTTGTTTACTAGTTTTTTAGAATCACTCGGGTCGATTCCGTTCTTCTCACAATACCAAAGAATGGCATCTATGTAGGTCATCTTTTTAGTCTTAACTGTTTCTTCAATAAGAAGTGCAAACTTATTAGGTGTGATTATCATTTTCATAGGTCTATTATACTATACTTTGAATTGTTTGTCAAGCTCATGTTGTGTAATATATTCTAAATTATTACAGTCATGCCACTCTGGTATTATAACATCTATTGGACTTGTTCCGATAGCATTTGGGGTTACTTTGTAAAACTTTGTGTCTTTAAATGTGTCGAATGTGTTCTTATGTTGTTTAATCCAGTGATTTAAATCATCTTTTGCTGAATTATCAGGTCTTTTAAATGGCGAATCTTCACTATGATAACAACGGGTGCCCGCATACACATTGTTTATTTTTTCATCAGTTGAATACAAATCATGACCGATAATATAAACTTCTTTTGCACCGAGTTCACACGCCAAATAGATTGCTCTTGTACCTGTCGCATAGGCAAATTCATCTATACCTGGTTCTATGTCTACCACTTTATCAGGTCTAAGAACTCCTGTTACATAGGTTATACCCTTTTCAGTTTCATCGCCGTGATAGACAGCCTCGTGAGTAAAATCTAAATCTGCTGGTGATAGTGATACAGGTCCTGTTTCTGAGTTTAATAAATCATCAACGACCATCATTGGTATTGGCGTCCAGTATCCTAAATGAGCAGTATTTTTAAATACATATCCTGAACGATAGATTTCATGAGCGATTGCCGTATCTAGTGCGACTAAAATATCAGGAGTGAAATCTCTATAGACTGCATTACAACCAATCACAACGCCGTGTTCTTTGTATTTGTCGAGGTCTAAACCTATTCTTGATTTGCCGTTACCGAAACAGAAGTATGTCATGTGTTCACCTTTTGATTAATGTAAGTGCCAGTTTGGGTTAGAAGGTACTGGCAACCCCCTTAGCAACTTAAGCTGCTAAAGCGTACTGGTTAGAG